TTATATATTCTAATTTTTTATTATCAAATCGACAATCGTGGATTTTATTAAAATTTCAAAGGTGGGTAAAAAAAAATATATTTTAAAATAAAAAAACCGGACATATGCCCGGTTTTTTAAGAATATGGAAAAAAATGATTTTTTTTATTTACTAAGGCTATTCAAAAAGTCTAATTCTGCTTTAGTCAAAGACTTCATACCAGTAGCACTGATTTTTTCTAAGATAGTGTCTACATCTAAAACTACATCGAATTCAGCGATTAAATCTTCGATGAAAACATTAGAAACTTCTACAGTGTTATCAACTTTAGTATCAACAGCTTTAGTAGCTTTTGGCATTTTTGGAGTTTTGATAGGAGTGATTTTTAACAAAGCATCTTTTTCTCTCTTTGTGATTGGACAAAAAATAGAGTTTACAGTTGTATCACCTACACTATTAACAAAAGCAATAACATAGTCACCACCAGCCTCAACCCATATTTTAGGTGATGTGCCTTTTACAGTAACTAAAGCATTAAAGTCTAACTTGTAAACTTCAGAGATAGCTTTCAATTGTTGATCGTTGTGAGACTTTAAGCTGATACAGATTACTTTGTTGATGTCGAATTTCATATTATTTTCTTTTAGTGGTTATTTTGTTATACAAATATAAGGATAATTAGTGAATTTACAAATTTTATTTATTATTTTTTTGCTTCATCATTTGTTTTAATCACTTATCTTAAACAAAGATAAGCATAATTATTCATTTTAACTAATTTTCAATAAAAGTTTTTTAATATATATGTTGAAAAAATTACATTAATTTATGAAGTATCTTAGTAATAGAGATGAGTTCCTTAAAAGAAGCATAAACAAAATAGATGAATATAAGTCTTTAGAAAATAAAGATTTAGAAATTATAAACGAGGGTGATAGTGGACCATTTGCCAATGATATTCCTTGGAATGACTCATTACTTGGTAGACTAATAAACTCTACTATTAGAAAAGCTAAGATAGGTGCTAACTTAGTTAGAATAAAAGCTGTTAACAGAAGATTAAAAGATGCTTTTGATGACTTATTAGGAAAGTCAGCAGTATCAGGTTTATCAAAAGAAGAAAAGGCAGAATTTAACAAAGTTCTTATATTCTCATTTTTAGAAAATCTTAAAAATTCTATAGAGAAAGAAGATAATGTAGGTGAAATAAAAAGACTTACAGATGAGGCTATTAAAAACATAGAAGATGTAGTTGAGAATACACCAGCTGAAGAATTATCAATGGATAAAGATAATCTTCTTAATTTAATAAATCAGTTAAAGGAGTTTAGAAAGTTTTTGGATCAATTCAAAGATGATGAAGGCGGTGCTGAAAGTGGTGCTGAAGAAGATACTGATGAGTTAGAAAGTGAAGATACAGAAGGTAAAGAAGGTGAAGGCGCTGAAGATACAGAAGGTTCTAAATCATCAGAAGCTATTTACCCTACTATGATCAAAACACTTAAATCACTATCTTATATATTAACACATTACAAAGAAGTTAAATTAATGGATGTTAAAAAAGATACAACTACATCTACAACCAAATTCACATATACCACTGTAGCTGGAGATACTGTTGAAAAAATACAAAAAAATACAAAAGCTAATCCAAAAAAATTAGCATTAACTGATATTAGAACTAAAAACACTCAAATTTTGGCAAAATATCCAAAAGATAATCAAACAATGCCTGCTGGGTTAGTTCTTGTAATGGAGAGTTATATTCTAGCCGAAGCCTTAGGTGATGGTGCTAGCCCAGATAGAGCAAATGTAAAAGGTGGAGAAGATCATTTAACTCAGGCTTTTACTAAATTAAAAAAGACTATTGAAGTATTAGAATCCCCAAAAGATAAAGGTATTGGTGTAGATGTTAAATTCTTAAATGATATAACATCAAAATCACTGGATTCTAAAAACAAAGAAGTTATTAAATCTCTTTTTACAGAAATCAACAGATATTTAGTTGGTGATAAAAAAGAAACATTAAATGCTTCTACTACTCCTTTATATAAAGAAAGTATGGAAATAATCTCAGATAAAAACAAAAAAATTGTTGTAGCTGAGAAAATAGCAAGATTTGCTAAAACTGCTTTACAATTTGACAAAGAAGGATTATACGGTGGTTTAGGAGAAACAGGTAAAGGTTTACAAACATTTGTAGAAGGTATCAAGTCAATAATGACTGTAAAACCATCAGAACAAAAGGCAGAAGTACCAACAACTGAAACTAAATTCAAAGTTGGTGATGTTGTTAAATGGAAAAATAAAGAAGGTAAAGAAATATCTAAAAAGATTGAAAAAGTAAAAGATGGTTCTTACTTCTTCACAACAAGTGATGGTAAAGAATATTCTAAAAAAGAATCTGAATTAACAAAAGAGTCTATTATTAACAGATATAACAAATTTTTATCATATATAAAAGAAGCTGAAGAGACTCAAGGTGAAGTTTCGGATCCAGTTAATATGACAACATCTCAAAAGATTAAAGATTGGTGGGATAAAAAAGTTGATATTAAAGAGTTTGTACTAACTAGATCACAATCTGAAAAAATCAGAATTTCTATTGAAAAAGCTGAAAAGAGAGATGCTGTTACAATAACTGGACTTGATCCAATTATTGAAATAATAAAAGTATTTAACCGCGCTTATAAGCTACACACAACTCAAGTTATTTCAACTGGAAGAAGTGGTGGTAAAGTTTCTAACAAAACATTTATGGAATACACATCATTTGGTGGTGGTTCTCCCGATAGCGCAGGTGCTAGTGGTGGACCATATAGAAATAACGTGATATTTAATCAATGGGAAAATGCTGTACAGAATATAATTAAAGATACAAAATATCAAAAGATATTTAGAGAAGAAACTATTCTTAAAACATCCGAAGGAAATGATATAAAGGAAGCTGGTAAAAATCTTTTAAGATTTATGAATGATATGCTTGATGGTGATACTTTATATAAAAGCAAAAGTGGTGATTCTACTCAAGGTAAACAAGCTGAATTTATCGAAAAATACTTTGGACCTACAGACGCGGATAAAAAGAAACTTGAAAAAGGTGGACTTACAATGGGCGGAGAAAAAGAAGCTGAGGAAATAAACGGAGTAGCAGACAGTATGCCTAAAGAAAAAAATCTTGACTTCACTGATAAACTTTTAAAATTTGAAAGTAATGATGAATTAGAAGGAACCTTCTTTGCTGCTAAAACTATGTTAAATGGTGAGTCTAGACAAATATACTTCTATGTACAAGGAATAGAATCAGAATATGCTTATGTTAGTTACTGTGGATCAATGGGATTCTTTAAGAAATATATTATAGAGTCAGGAAATACAATTAAAATGGAAAAGAATAAACTAGAATATTCTATAAAAACTGACTTAGTAGAAGATAATAACAAACAATTCATAATAAAAGGATTCAGAATGAAAGTAGTTTCTCTTATCAACAAAGAAGGTAAATTCCTTTTAAGTGGTAGTCACTCTATTAAGTTTATACAATCATTTGATGGTTCTAAAAACAATCCATCTACAAAATCTGTATTAGGTGGAAAAGAAGATGAGATAAACTTTCAGTCTTTCTTTACTTTACAAGAGAAGTTAAAAGATGACAAAGGACAAGAAGTATTCTCAAGATTTAAATTAAAAAATCCATCAAATTCAATAAGAGTCAACGGTGGATTTACAAATATTATTAATGCTAATGACATTAAAAATACGTCAATAATTAAGAAATAATGAGAAACCTAAAATCATATAGAATCTTTTTAGAAGAAGCTGAATTTGATGTTAATATAACAGACCAACCAGATATTAAAATGGCTAAAGAAAAGTTGACAACTCTTAAAAATCAACTTACTGAATATAAAACAAAGAAGCCTCTAATAGACACCGCATATCTAACAATCAAAATAGATGCTGACTTACAAAAGAAAATAGAATCGATTGTTGGTAAAATAGATGCCTTACCAGGTCAGGATAGAAATCCTTTCTTAGTTGAGTATCTACACATTGCTAGTTTAACAAGAAAAGTTAATAATATTCAAAAAGATATTGCGAATGATAAGGTTAAAAAAGATGATTTTAGTGAAGAATTAAAATTATCTAAGGATGACTCTACAAAGCAAGCCGTTACTGGCAAAATAACTGATATAACTAATAGAATATCAACAAATGCTGCTTCTATAGCATCGTTAACCAAAGAAATATCTGATGCCCAATCATCATTAAATAAAAAAATGCTCGATGTAGAGAAGAATATGATGGATAATATAAAGAAAATCTCAAAAGAGAAGTGAAAATAGAAAAAATATCATTTTTTACATTTTATATATACTCTATAACATAAAAAAAAATATTAAAAATATGGCAATTCAAATTGGAAAATACAAAAGACCAGGAATCTTCATAGAAGAGTTTGACAATTCAATCATTACAACTCCAGTGGTTGAGGGTATTACTAATATGGTTATTGGTGTTTCAAAAAAGGGACCAGTAAATACACCTATTAGACTTACTACAGTCAATGACTTAGAGTCTATCTTTGGTCAACTTGATAGAGGATTAGAAAGAAAAGGTTCATTTTTCCACAGAACTATTCAAAAAATGTTGGAATCAGCTCCAGTATTCGCTATCAATCTTTTAAGCACAGATGATACATTAGATACTATTGAGTATAAATCATTATCATCATCATCTGGTTATATTAATGATATCGAAAGAAATGGAGCTTATAGAAGATTCTTCGATACAACAGGTTTCTGGAAAAGAGATACTGAGTCTTTCATTAATTTAACTAAACCAAATGCTGGTTATACTGAAAGAGCTTTTAGTATTACTAACCTTTCTGACAGATTCGTTACTGTATTTGTTGTGAAAAGTGCTAGAACTGGTTTTGATAGAACTTTAATCGAATGGTATGGTTCTCAAGAAAAACTTCCGCCATATGTTAACGCTAACGATTACGCATCTGACTATTTAGTAGATGTTATTGTTGTAGGTGGTGACTGGTCTGACTACCAAAACTTGGCTATTGATAATAGATGGAGTGCTTACTTCAATGCGTCTGGTCTTGTTAAGAGTCAAATTAGAAACTTTGCTAATGATAGAAATGTTACTTTATTAGCTTATTACGAAGGATTGTCCTTAATTCCATATTTTAGAGATGCCAATGGTACTAATATTTTTATTGAAACTACAATTAACAGAGATACAGATAAAACTGGAGTATTCTGTGCTTTCAACTCAGATTTAGTTGAAACAGATTACTACAACGGTCTTTTAGACTTAGTTGGACAAACAGTTGCTGGTGTGAATGAAACTGAAATAGAATTCTTATCTTATAAAGAAACTATCGCTGAATCAATTGAAATCACAGCAGTGCCTTTAGACTTACCTGGTAACGTAACTGCCTTGTTAGGTGGTGTATTTACAGGAAATGGTTATATTAACCAAGATCCTCACGCATTTGGTTTAGTTCCAACTGAAACAGGTGTTATTGATAATGGTGATAACAGAACTGCTTGGTTTGGTGAAGGATTTGTTTATGATGTAACTAAAGATACTTTAACATCATCATCTGCTTCTATCGCATTAACTTACACAGCTACTGCTGACGCTTTCGCTGTAATTGGTGATAAAATGGTTCCAGTAACTGGAAATACATTAACAATTAGTGCTAGTGATTATAGCGCTTCATACGGTACATTATCATTTGTATCAGCTTATGTTTTAGACTCAACAGGTTCATTATCTGTAGTATCTAACACAACTGGTGTTGCTTATGGTTCAACACCTACAAAACCTACAGTATCAGCAAGTGATATCGTATTAGGTTATGTAGAATTTGATATGGCTAATGGTGATATCGCAGCACCAACAGTAACAGTTACTGATGTAAATATTGACACAGTTGGTTTCATAGACTTTAGTTTTGGTACTAGTGCTTCTGATGATTATCACATCGCAACTCAAAGTACTCCAGATTCTGGTGTAATTAAAGTTACATTTGAAAATACAAATACTGTACCTTCTGTAGCAAATTACGCACAATACAGAAGATTCAAATTATTCAATAGATTAGTTGATTTAATTGACTCTGCTAATAAAAATAAAATGACTTTATGTTTAGGACCTAATCATGCGTTTGATAAAGTTAGTTTATCTACTATAACAATTACAAATATTGTTAGCTCATCAACATCTAATAAATCATTTATCTTAAATACTGGTTTAACTGATGCTCAATTAAGTGATATTCTTGATGGTTACTTTGTAATCTACACAGTAGATAATGAATTTTTACTTGGCTCAGATAAAGTATCCACAACTTCAAATGTTTGGTCTATGACTGATGGTGTTGTTGCTAGATACTCTAAATTTTATTCTAATTTTTATGACGGTATTATTAACACAGGAGATTACTTCTATGCTAATAAAGTACCACAAGCTTTAGTAGCCGCACAAGAAACTATGAATGTTATTTTCATAGATGGTGAAATTGCCGCAGGTACTACTTCATCATATGCTGGTTACAACTATGTAATATTTGAAACTACTTCAAATACAAATCCATCATATGCTACATATGATCAATTCATTGTTCCTGATTCAAGTATTAATACTGGATCATTTACAATTACTAATGCTTCTAACCCATCTACTTTAGCTACAAATCTTGGTTACACAAGTACAGTAGGAGCTTACTACTGGGCATATGAAGTAAGTGAAGAAGTTGCTTACGAAGAAGTATTAAATGTAAGTACTATTTATGATTTCTTAAAGAAACATTACTTAAAAATGTACTTAAATAATAACGGAACATTAGAAGTTGATTTCATGGATGAAGGATTTACATCTATTGAAGCAGTTGATACGGTATCTAATAATACATTCTATGTACAATCAGCTAAATCAAACTTCAAACAAACTGTTGAAATTGAAATTCCTACAGGATATGTTCAAGTTCCTAATAAGATTCTTATTACTGGTTCTAGATACACTGAGGTTAAAGTTGGTGACTTCTTAGCCGCTTATGTTGACCCAACAGTTGTATTACAAACTGGTGAAGTTGCTAGAAAACTTACAAGAATTTTAAGTAAAAAACAATATGCTGGTGATACTACATTAGTAGAGGTTACTTGTGATGCTAGAATTGAAAAAACTAACTATAGTGGTGATTATCAAACAACTAGATACACACCTATTGATAACTACGCTACTACTTATAAAGCTATCTCTCTTAAAGGATTTAGAATTAGACAAGCTTCTTTACCTGATGGTACTGAAACTAGACAAAATGCTATACTTAACTTAGTTGCTAAAGGAACTCCTTTATTCAAAGCAATTACTAATAAAGAAGCAATCGACTTCAGATATTTAATTGACTCATTTGGTCTTGGTTTAACTGAAAGATCTAAACAACAATTAGTTGATATCTGTGGAGAAAGATTAGATGCTCTTGGAATCTTGAATATGCCTTCTATGAAATCATTTAAGAACTCATCATCTCCTACTTTCGTAAATGCTGAAGGTGTTTTACAACTTGAGTACGTTGCTAAGGGTGGTGACCCAGAAAGCTCTCCTGCGTTCCTTTATTCATTCGGTGACGGAGCAGGTACTACAGCAGTAGGTTACTTTATGCCTTACTTAACTGTAAATGATAATGGTAGACCAATTGAAGTTCCACCAGCAGCATGGGTAGGAACAACTTATATGAGAAAACATACTTCAAATATAAGTGGAATGACTCCTTGGACAATCGCAGCAGGTGTTACTAATGGTAGAATTACTAATATAGTTTCAACTGAAATGGATTTCACTAATACTGATATCGAGTGGATTAACCAAGCTCAAATGAACCCAATTGTGTTCAAGAGAAACAGAGGAAACGTAATTGAAACTGAAAATACAGGTCAAACACTTTACGACTCAGCTCTTTCATACTTACACGTTAGAGAAGTTCTTATCGAACTTGAAAGAGAATTGTCAAGAATGTTATTAGACTTCCAATGGAAATTTAATACACCTGATATTAGAGCAGAAATTAAACTTAGAGCAGACGTTATCTGTGAAACTTATGTAAGTAAGAATGGTTTATACAACTACTTTAATAAAATGGATGAAGAAAACAACACTAATGAAATCATTGATAACCAAATTGGTGTTCTTGATACATATGTTGAACCGATCAAGGGTATGGGTATTATTGTAAACAATATTACTATCTTGAGAACTGGTGCTATCTCTGCGGGTGGATTCATCAACGGATAATAATTAATAAATTTTATAATAAAAAAGAGAAAAGTGAAAACTTTTCTCTTTTTTTTTGTTATAACCATAAGGTAAATTCATAGGAGTAACTATTCTATGAATATATAAATAAAAAATAACAACATTATATGTCTGAACAAAATAATATGAGTGAAGAAGAATACTTAAAGAAACATATTGGTAATTTAGAATCTTCTAAAAATCAAAACAACTCTGATATTCCATTTGTAGAGCAACCAAAAATTGACAATACAAGAACTACAGATCTTCAATATTTTAACTTTGATATTAAAGAACTTCCATGTGGTACTTTTTACCCAACAGGTACCGTATTTATGGTAAGACCTGCTCAAGTAAAAGAAATTCAATCTTACTCAATGGTTGATGACCAAAACTTTTACGATATCGTTGAAAAAATGAATGACATTCTTCAATCTTGTGTTAGAATTAAATATTCAGATGGTAAGATGGGTTCTTATCTTGATGTGAAAGACCAAGATAGATTATTTTTAATTTTCTTAATTAGAGAATTAACATTTCAACAAGGTAATTCATTAACAGTAACTACAAAATGTGGTTGTGGAGAAGAATTACAATTAGAATTGAAAAGAGACCATTTTTCATTCCACGAAATCGATGAAAAACTTGATAGATACTTTAGTAACTCTACAAGATCTTATCACTTTACAACAGTAAATGGTAAAGAGTTTGAATTAACTCCGCCAAATATTGGTCTTCAAAAAGCTTTTACTGACTATATCTTAAAAGAAAATAATGAAAAAAGAACTCCAAATCTTTCTTTCTTAAAAATTATTCCTTTTATGTTAGCTGGTAGAACTTCTGTTACTTATGAAGGTATCAAATCTAAATTAAAAGAGTTTGAAGAAATTGATGATATTTCTTTCCAATTCTTAAATGCGGCTGTTGGTAAAATGACTTTTGGTATCAAAGAATTGAAGAAAAAATGTTCGTGTGGTGAGGAGGTCCACACAGACATGCAATTTCCCAACGGAGCGTCAGGTATTTTCGTTATTCATGATGCCTTTGAAGCATATATTAAAGAATAAGTTATTACTACAAAAGCACTTTCATACACAAGAATATGCTATGGATGAATGGCCCTTTTGGATGTTTGAAGAAAACATTAAGTTGGTTAATGAGATTGTTGAAGAGGAAGATAGCTCTAGAAAGAAACAAGAACAAGATCAGCAAAAAGGAATGCCAAACTTTGATGCTAATTCAATGATGAGAAATGCTTCTAATATGTCAAATAGCATACCGAAATATTAAAATTAAACCCACCAATTGGTGGGTTTTTTGTTTATTAGACATAAAAAAAAACCCATCTTAAAAGATGGGTTTTTAATTTTATTATTTCTATTAGTATCCAGATAAAATTGGAGGATTGATAGTAAAGTTATTATCAATGTACTCATCAATAAAGTAATCATAGATAAAGTCAGCTTGAGATGACTCAATAATGTTGTTTGATGACCAGTCTAAAGCGTAACCAGCTAATTGTTTAATTTGTACGTTTTGGAAAGTAACACGTCTTAAAACAACACCTTTTTTATCGTGTTGGTTAACAATAACAGTTCCAATAATATCACTTTTATAGTGAAGTGAACCATTTTGTGAGTTAAATACTAAATCGTACCAAGCCTTCAAAGCATTCCAAGTCTCCATAGAACCTTGTTGGTTAACGTTAACATTGAACTTGATGTTAAATTCACCAGCGGTTTTAGTTGGAGTTGTCAAGAACTGACGAGTTGAATACTTGAATCTTTGTTCTTTAACACCAACGTCAAATTGTGTTAAGTTCATATCAATATTCAACGCATTTTGAAGAAGTAAAATTGGGTTTCTACCTTGAGCCTGTAAAATAACAGGTAATACAAAGGTAATCTCAAATAAATTAAGATATACTACTTCATCAGGTAGCGTACCAGGACCCCCTGGTGAACCTGTGTTCAAAAGTTGAGTAAAATGTGGTAATGGCATATTTTTTTTAATTATTTTTTATAAATTATATATTTTTATTTGTTCTCTCTTTAGCTCTATTTTAAAATATTATGTTGTAAAAAATGCCATTTCCACTTTTTAATAAATACAATATATGAACTGTAATTATAGATATTGTAATAAAGAGATTATTTGGGGTAGACCAGATAGAAAGTTTTGTAATAAAAACTGTAAATCTAAAGAAAAGGCTATATCAAAAGAATTAAAGGCTCTTAATAGAAGAAGTAAAAAAAGTAAAGATTTTGTTGAAAAGTCAAATATTAAACATGACAATAAATATAATTATGACTTAGTGCTTTATGAAAACTGTAGAAGTAAAGTTAAAATAATATGTCCAGTTCACGAAGAGTTTGAACAAACACCAAATGCTCATTTATATGCTGGTAGTGGATGTGAGAAATGTGCCAGAGAAGCCAGAAGAAAAGAAACAATATCACAATAATTTCATATAAAAAGAAAAGAAATTTTTAATGAAAGTTTTTATTACAACAGATTGGCATTTTGGAGTATATCTTAATAACTTAGATAAGTGGTTAGATATGATGGAAGATTATTTCTATAACTCTTTTATTCCTTACATCAGAGAAAATGCTAAACCAGGTGATATTTTAATACACTGTGGTGACTTATATGACAACAGAACATCTATTCCTATCATTGCTTCATATAAAGCAGAGAAGATACTCCTAGAGTTGTCTGAGATACTTCCACTACATATTATTGTAGGCAATCATGACTTATGGAATAAAGGTTCAAATGATATTAATTCGGTTAGATTATTTAACCACGTTAATAATGTAAATGTTTATACTAATACAACTACTATTGAAGTAGATGGTCAGAAATTAGTCCTAATGCCTTGGGCTGAAAAAAGATTAGATATGATTAAAGAAATCACTAATAACCAAGGTGATTATTTATTTTGTCACTCTGACTTAAATGGTTGCCGCATGCATTTAAATTCAGTAGCACATAGAAATGCTGATAAAATTGATGTTGATGAGTTTAAGAAATACAAACATGTTTTTAGTGGACATATTCACATTCGACAAACAAATGAAAATTTCTCGTTTATAGGCTCTCCATACCAAATGGACAGAAATGATATGGGAGACCAAAAAGGTATCACCATTCTCGACCTAAGTAGTGATAAAATTGATTTTGTACCTAACACATACTCTCCAATATTTAGAAAATTTAGAGTTGCTAATGAAGAAGATATTGACAAATTAGATGAATTAAGAGGAACTAAAGATTATATTGATTTAGCTATCTCAAATAACCTGTTAATTAATAACAGAAAGCTTCGTAGAAAGTTAGAAGTTATGTTGGAGAAAGGTAATTTTGCTTCTGTAGAATATATTGACGATATTACCAAAGAGTTAGTTGATGGTGAAGATGTAAATGAATCATTAGAAGTTGAACTAGACGAGAATGGAATGGAAATATCTGTTCAATTAGAATATGAAGATTATATTAAAGAGTATATCTTGAAACAAAAGTATGATAATGATAAGTTCAAATCAGGAATTGTAAATGAATTTGATGAAGTCATTAAGATATACAATGAAAATTATAAAGTCAAAGCTGACTAAAAACAAAACCCATCTTTAAGATGGGTTTTTTATTAACTTTATTTTCAAATCTCCTGTACCTTTTATAACTCGATGATAAACACCCATTGGTATAAATGCCTTATCTATTACTTTAGGTAACTCATTATCTATTTGTATTTTCCAATCTGTATCACCAATAGACTCAATTATTCTATCTTCTCTATCACGGTGCCACATATATTCGCCAGAATCAGTATCTTGGCTAAATACTCTGATAAATTCATTATCACTTAATTTAGTTTCTTGGAAAGGAAGAAGTGTCATACACCTAATTTTCTTTTTAAATTTTCTAAATTTTGAGCAAATTTAATCTTAGTATCAGGTCTTTCATTCTCAACCGGTGTTAAATCTTTATTGATAAAATCTATATGTGTGCCAGTCGGTGAAACTTTTGGTATAGAACTATCATTTCTAATATCACCTATTTTACTATCAAGTGATTGAGAAATTTGTTTTAATAAACCTACTCCATAATAATTATTAATATCACTAGAGGATGACTTATTTAACCATCTATCTGGTCCATATATTCCAAAAAACGGATACCATTTTCCGCTAGTTACGTCTTTTTTACCACCATGTCCAGATGATAAATAAAATGGAACGTGAATTCCATTAACATTAAAGACAACTATTTTTCTATCAGCATAATCAATAATCTTAGACTTTCCAAAAATTTTATTTTTAGGATCTAATAAACCGGTTTTAGGATCTTTCGCATATGTTTCATACGGAATCTCTAATCTAGTGGCATTTATAACAGATTCAAATATTTTATATGTTTTTAAATGTTTCATGTGCTATAATATTTTACCAGAATCCGGGATAAGTTTTACCACCCCAAAGGTGTCCATATTTATTAATTCTACAAGCCCAATATCCTGCTTTAGTTTTATCTTTCTTCATATCACAGTTATGTCTAGCCGCAAATGACTTTCTAGCTTTAGGATTACTAACTTTAGCTGTTAATCCACCATGAACATCACCAAATGCTATCTTTTTAACCTTACCAGTTTTAGGATTCTTAACATAAACTTGATACTTCTTAGAACCACCACGCATTGGGTAGTTTAACTTAACTTCTTTATTGTGATATTTAGCCTCAAATACATAAGCATCTTGACCATCATCATATTTACACTTACAAGGTTGACCATCAAATTCTCCTTCAAAAGAAGTACAAGCCGCTTCTCCGTTTTTAACCCAAGCTAATGGTTTAATATTTGTAACCATTTTACCCATAACATCATATTTGAAATCAGGTGTTACATCATGTATAGAAAATGCTGGTTGATTTGTCTCAACAACAAATTCCATTGGTAAATCTAAAGGAACTAGTTCACCATTGTACATTCCAAACTTACCAATATCAGTTGATTCGTATAATTCTTTATCAACATCACATAGATTAACTCTACCTAAATCAAATAACTCTCTTGCTTCTTTGATTACTTCATAGAAAGCATCAGAACCCGGTCTGAATATATTTTCAGTAATAGGTTTATTATTCTCTAAATGATATTTAAGAGATTCTGATATATTTACAGATTCTGTGAATTTAATAATTTTCATAAA